TGAACTCAGGGTGTAGTTCTTGCAATGCTTCCGCAATCGAGATATGGTTTTCAATCATCACACCCACCAACTCGTCCACACATATATCTACTTTCATTTCCATACTCCCTTCATGCAATCTACCTTGGCTTTCGTACCGTACGAAAACTCAGGCGTATACCAAACATACAACCTATTCTCGTTCATCACAACTTTATCCAAATACACACTATCAAGACTATCTTTCTCTATGTATATGGCTTGCTCTGCGGAGGGTATGTTCACCTTGAACTCGTTGACCCCTCGTGTGATTGTTGTGCTTGGTACGCCCGATAGATGCGCCCACTTCTTTGCCAGTATGACCATGCTCATGCGTGATGAACGGTCGGGCAGTTTGATGGTCGTGCGCTTGAGCACTTGGTTGGTGACTGTATGCACCAGTTCTAAATTGAGTCGCATGGTTTCCCTTTCTGTTGACCCTTACACATCGGGCTTTCGTACCGTACGAAAGTTGCCGTGTCACTCGAAACGCTTTTATTCCGAATGAGCCTTAATTATAAGGGATTTACATGGGTCTGTCAAGTTGTTACTAGGTGGTGTAGGGGGGTATATCCTCTTAATAGTTCTTCAATATTCTTGGGGTAGGAATAAAGTTAAGTCCTTGATTCATAAGGCTTTTTTGGGGTGTTTTTGGGTATTATTCTAATATTCCGTGATTTTGGGAATTTGAGCGAGACAAAACAAAGGACGAGAAAATCTGTGAGAAAGGCTTTCGTACAGTACGAAAGTTAGGGCTTGTGTGTGATTATTTTTTTAGACTTCATATATATTTATTTTATAGAATAATAGAATAATAGGGAATTTTGCTGTGCTAAGTTGTTGATTTAAAAGGCTTTTGTTTTATTCCCGTATGCAGAATATTGCAGAACTAAATAGAGGATATTACGGCTTATTACAAACTAAAACAAATTTACATTAACGCGTACGGCACGCATCGAGGATACAGGTTTCAAGGATTTGGGCTTTCGTACTGTACGAAAGTTTGCAGAGTGTTGTGCGGCACGCATCGAGGATACAGGTTTCATAGGGGTGGCTCAAATAGTGAGCCTGCCAGATTGTGTTGCATCGGCACGCGTAAAAGTGTTGTAGTGTGTTCATGGTGGGACTTCGGGGATACAGGTATCACAGCCCAAAATATTTGGGCGAAAAAAAAGCCCCGCCGAAGCGGGGCTAGTTGTTTAGCGTTTACTTGATTTCGATGCCTTCGGATTCTAGGTAGGATTTGACGCCTTCCAATAAGTCCTTGATTTCGTCGTTTTCGTACGATGCCTGCAGGTCATTTATAAACCCTTCAAAATCAGCGTCACGGAAACATGTTGCCAACTTAGCGGAAAACTCTTTGGTTGCCTTCGCGCCTTTCTTTGCACCACTTGCATTTTTAGCGCGTTGACTATTCCAGTCCGTTACTGGTTTGCCCGATGCAACATGCGCCTTAAAAGTAGGCAAGTAGGTTTTTTGCATGGTGCTTTGTTTCAGCCCCTTAGCGATACCGCCGTCGATAAACGCGGTAGCGATAGCACAACCAGTCCCGTCTTTCTTATAAGTACCTACAACAACTTTCGCCTTATGTAAGGCGAGAATCGAAGTGTTAGCCGCTTCGCGTTTTTGTTCGGCGGTTAGTAACGCGCCTTGCATTTCCGCTACCGCGTTTCCGCACTCTGTAGCAAGTTGAACATTAGAGAGAGTAGAAGCATTAGACATATAAATCCTTTCAGATGTCTACTGGCAGACAATCAATGCGTTATCTGAACCAGTGCCTATAATGTAACACAACTAATAATAACTTGCACGACATAGGCACAAATTTACACTTTCGTACTGTACGAAAGTTGGCACGGCATAGCGACCCCCACCCCCCAGTTTTTCATTTGGGTCCCATACGGGTACTAGGGTACTGAGGTTTGCGCGTTAGATAACGCATTTTTAGAAATAGGTACTCCAGCTATACATATCACCACACGTTAATTACAATAACTTAGACACACCAAAACATCTTATAACAAAGTAAAACTACACAAGGTCCGCAGCTGAACTTTTGTAGGGGGGAGGGGGGTTTGTTTTTTAAGTATCAAGTCGCGCGTTTTAAGTATCAAGTGACCCCCCGGGTACTTTTTTATTTGGGTTCCCATACCCCCATATATTTTTTGTGTTACATTTCGGTCAACCTCGGAGTGCCAACTTTCCTCCTATGATTCTTGTTACACCAGAACTAAACGTTCCTGCTCCGTTCCGCATGACGGACGAAGAGATTCTCAGTATCCATGAGAAGGCCAAACTCGCTTTCAATACAGTAGAGTTTTTGCGGGCAAACGGACTCGACGATGCCGAGACTGCTGTAACTACAGAAGACAAGAAAACTGCACGATCAGTTTTCATGGACAACCCCACCACGACACTGGCAGATATAAATACACCGGGCAAAGCACTGATGTTGAAGGCTTTGCTGGATGAGTACGATATTGACGTGATTCGTAACGCACAGCAAGTGCGGTCATACATTAAGCTCAAACTGCTGGAGATGACAGCAGACGGCAACCCCAAGATTGAATTGAAAGCTCTGGAGATGCTGGGCAAGATGAGCGACGTAGGCGCGTTTGCCGAGCGGGTAGAAATCAATGTTACGCACCGCACCACTGAAGAGCTGGAGAACGAGTTGGCAAATAAGCTGTCTCAATACTTGGGCGACATCATTGATGTGGAAGCAAAGAACATCACGGACATGGACGTGGTAGCCAAAGCGCCAGCAGTGCAGGTAATAGATATTGATGCCGAGCTGGGGTTTGTGGGTGGTGAGTTGGAAGAAGAGAATGACGACTCTGAATAGTCTGTTCCAAAACCCAAAGGCGGTCGAGGCAATACAGAATTTGACCTCGCCGCAACTGCACGCACTAATAAAGAGGTTCCCTAAAGATGAGCAGGGGGCGATCACCGACATTTTGGAAGAGCTGCGGACACGAAAAGTGCGCGTAAAGGCGCAAGAAGACTTCATGGAGTTCGTGCACGCGGTCTGGCCTACGTTTATTCATGGCAAACACCACGAAAGAATGGCGAAAGCGTTTGAGGAAGTGGCTAATGGTGAGGTAAAACGCCTGATTATTAACATGCCACCCCGTCATACGAAGTCAGAATTCGCCTCATACCTGCTTCCGGCTTGGTTTTTGGGTAAATTTCCCCAGAAAAAGGTCATTCAGACGTCCCATACAGCAGAATTAGCCACAGGATTTGGTAGAAAAGTCCGAAATTTGGTGGATTCCGACGTTTATAAGCGGATTTTTCCTCAAATTGAGCTGCAAACGGACTCAAAAGCGGCTGGTCGTTGGAACACCAACTACGGCGGCGACTATTTTGCGATTGGTGTGGGCGGTGCTGTTACTGGTAAAGGCGCGGACGTACTAATAATAGATGACCCGCACTCAGAACAGGAAGCTGCCATCGGTGCATACAACCCAGAGGTGTACGACAAGGTGTATGAGTGGTATACCTCCGGTCCACGTCAGCGTCTACAGCCGGGCGGTGCGATTGTGATCGTGATGACGCGTTGGTCGCTACGCGATTTGACTGCTCAGGTATTAAAGTCTGCTGCCCAGCGTGGTGGAGAAGAGTGGAAGGTCATTGAGTTACCCGCGATCCTGCCTAGCGAGAAACCGTTGTGGCCTGAGTTCTGGTCTGAGAAAGAATTGAAGGCGCTTCGGGAAGAATTGCCGTCTGGCAAATGGATGGCGCAGTACCAACAGCAGCCTACCTCGGATACGAACGCTATTATTAAGAGGGAGTGGTGGAACTGGTGGGAAGGCGACCGTCCACCATCATGTGAGTTCATCATCCAGTCTTGGGATACGGCGCATGAGATGAAGAAGGTCAACGACTATTCTGCCGTTACAACATGGGGCGTGTTCTACAACGACGAGGACAGAGGTCTCCCTAATATTATTTTGCTCAACGCAGCCAAGAAGCGCGTTGAATTCCCAGAGCTCAAGAAGTGGGCGTATGAAGAATGGGAAGAGTGGGACCCAGATTCGTTCTTGGTGGAAAAGAAAGCGGCGGGTGCGCCGCTCATTCAAGAGTTCAGAGCGATGGGTATTCCAGTGCAGGAATACAGTCCGGGCAAAGGACAAGACAAGATCACCCGACTAAATAGTGTTGCGGATTTATTCGCATCGGGTAAAGTATGGGCACCGCAGACACGCTGGGCGGAAGAACTCGTGGACGAAGTTGCGTCCTTTCCGTCCGGAGAACACGATGACTTGGTGGACTCAATGACACTTGCGCTGATGCGATTTCGCTCAGGTGGTTACTTGCGTTTACCAAACGACGAAGCAGATGACATCAAATATTTCAAAGGCTACCGCCGTGAGAAGTACTACACAGTGTAAGGACTGAAAATGGAAAAAAGTTTATACGCCGCCCCTATGGGACTTTCCGAACTCGCGGAACCAGCGATTGAAATTGATATTGAGTTGGAGCCCACTGACGACGCCTTAACTGAAAACCCAGCAAAAGAAGGCACAGATGAAGACTTCGATGCCAACTTAGCGGAGTTTATGGACGACAGTGACTTGCAGTCATTGGGCGAAGACTTGGTTGCTGATTTTGACAAAGATATTGGTGACCGCAAAGACTGGATGCAGACTTATGTGGACGGGTTGAAGTTACTTGGCCTCAAATATGAGGAGCGCACAGAACCTTGGAACGGCGCGTGTGGTGTGTTCCACCCCATGCTCACGGAGTCTGTGGTCAGATTCCAGTCTGAGGGAATAACAGAAACATTCCCAGCCGCAGGTCCTGTAAAGACAGTCATCATCGGTAAAGATACACCTGAGGTAGAAGAAGCGGCGGCACGCGTGCGCGACGACATGAACTACCAGTTAACAGAAGTGATGTATGAGTACCGTCCAGAACATGAGAAGATGTTGTGGAACTTGCCCATCACTGGTTCGGCATTTAAAAAGGTGTACTACGACCCAAGCAAGGGTCGGCAGATGGCAGTGTTTATTCCTGCCGAAGACATCGTTGTTCCATACGGCGCTAGTAATCTTGAGACAGCCGAGCGTGTAACACACGTGATGCGCAAGACTGAGAATGAAGTTCTTCGCTTGCAAGAAGCAGGGTTTTACGCAGATGTTGACTTAGGTGAACCCATACTTGAGTTGGATGACATCGAAAAGCAAAAAGCTGCGGAAACTGGCCTGACTGCGACTGACGATGAGCGGTTCCGCATACTTGAGATGCACGTTGACTTGAACTTAAAAGGTTACGAGCACAAGAACAAGAAGGGCGAGGAGACCGGCATTGGCCTACCTTACGTTGTAACAATCGAAAAAGGCACACGTAAAGTGTTAGCCATACGGAGGAATTGGTATGAAGGAGATAAGCTCAATCTCAAGCGACAGCACTTCGTTCACTACCAATACATCCCCGGTTTTGGCTTCTATGGTTATGGTCTTATCCACCTTATCGGAGGCTACGCGAAATCAGCAACGATGCTCATCCGACAACTCGTCGATGCAGGAACCTTGTCAAATCTCCCCGGAGGTCTTAAGTCGCGTGGACTTCGCGTTAAGGGTGACGACACGCCGATTCAACCCGGAGAGTTCAGGGATGTAGACGTCCCATCAGGTTCAATCCGCGACAACATTCTCCCCCTGCCTTACAAAGAACCAAGCCAGACTTTGTTTGCGCTGTTCCAGCAAATCGTAGAAGAAGGTCGCGCCTTTGCATCAAGCGGAGACATGAATGTCAGCGACATGAGTGCACAGGCTCCTGTTGGTACAACACTGGCTATTCTCGAGCGCACTCTTAAAGTTATGGGTGCTGTGCAGGCGCGTATGCACTTCACAATGAGACAAGAGTTCAAGTTGCTCAAGGTCATCATTGCTGACTACACACCTGATGAGTATGACTACGAGCCAGTTGATGGCAGTCGTAAAGCCAAGCGCGATGACTATGACTTAGTGGATGTGATTCCTGTCAGCGATCCAAACGCGTCCACGATGGCACAGAAGATTGTGCAGTACCAGTCCGCGTTACAGCTTGCTCAAACCGCGCCACAGTTGTATGACTTACCGCTCCTGCATCGCCAGATGCTGGAGGTGTTGGGCATCAAGAACGCAAACAAACTCATCCCAACTGAGGATGACGCCAAGCCAATAGACCCCGTGCAAGAGAACATGAACTTGCTAACCATGAAACCAATCAAGGCGTTCCTTGAGCAGAACCACCAAGCACACATCGCTGTGCACATGGCTGCAATTCAAGACCCCAAGATTCAGCAGATGATGCAGAACAACCCACAAGCACAAGCAATTCAAGCGGCGGCTATGGCTCATATAAATGAGCACGTTGCGTTTGAGTATCGCTTGCAGGTTGAAAAACAGATGGGTATGTCCTTGCCTCCTATGGAAGACAAACACGAGGATCACCCACCAGTACCGAAAGAAATGGCAGATCAGATTGCCATCGCCGCCGCGCAAGCGTCACAACAGTTGTTGGGACAACACCAGCAAGAAGCTCAACAGGCCGCCGCGCAACAGAAGATGCAGGACCCGATCATTCAGATGCAGCAGCAAGAGTTGCAGTTGAAGATGCAAGAGTTCCAGTTGAAACAGCAGAAGCAACAGATTGACGCCGCCGCTAAAGCCGATCAGTTGGAGATTGAGAAAGCCCGCATCCAAGCGCAGAAAGACATCGCAGCTATGCAAGTTGGTGCCACATCTGCTGCCAAGAAAGATCAGCTTGCCAAACAACAGCAAACTGAAGGCGTGCGTATGGGGCTTGATGCCGCAAAACACAAAGCACAGATGGCTGTACAGATGGCGCAACGGCAGCCTAAGGAGAATAAGTGAGTAGTTCAACTCTTGAACATGTAGTTAAGGAGTTCGACAAGCTCCGTAACGACCAGATTTCCTTCCTCGCAGGAGGAGGTGCAAAAACATTTGACGAGTATCGTCATGTCTGCGGTGTGATCCGGGGTCTCACACATGCAGAGTCCATTGTCAAAGACCTTGTGCAAAAAATGGAGTTTTCAGATGAGTGAGTTTGACGTATCCGCTGTTGACCTCTCTGGCATTCTTAATACGACTGCTGAAGAGAAAGCCAAACAGTTGCCTGATCCTTCTGGTTTTATGTTGCTTTGCGTAGTACCAGAAGCGATGGAAGAGTATGCAGATAGTGATGTTGGCATCATTAAAGACAGCAAAACCATGTACTACGAAGAAGTGCTGACCCCAGTGCTATTTGTGGTGAAGTTGGGCCCAGAGGCATACCAAGACAAAACGCGGTTCCCTAGTGGACCTCGCTGCAAGCAAGGTGACTTTGTCATCGTGCGCCCCAATTCAGGCACCCGCTTGAAGATTCACGGTAGAGAGTTCCGCATCATCAATGATGATTCGGTCGAAGCCGTTGTCGAAGACCCGCGCGGAATTACCCGTGCTGCATAAGGAGTAAATCATGGCATTACCAAAATTTGATGATGAAGCCTACGAGTTTCCTGATGAAAAGGAAGAAAAGGCCAAAGCTAAAGCCGAATCTAAAGCGGAAGACGACTTCCAATTAGAGATCGAAGACGATACGCCACCTGAAGACCGTGGACGTAAACCTGCTGCTACGCCCCCCGAAGACCCAACAGAAGACGAACTTGCTTCGTACGACGAAAAGGTTCAAGCGCGTATCAAGAAATTCACACGTGGTTACCACGATGAACGACGCGCCAAAGAAACCGCTGAACGTGAGCGTCAAGCGGCTGAGGATTTTGCACGGCAAGTGTTTGAAGAAAACAAACGTTTGCAGCAGCAGTTGTCTACTGGTAGTAAAGCATACATTGAGACATCCAAGGGCGCAGCCCAAGGTGAGCTTGATGCTGCTAAAAAACGCTACCGCGATGCGTATGAGGCTGGCAACGCTGATGAACTTGTAGCCGCACAGGAAGACATTGCCAAGGCGACATTGAGAATTGACAAGGCCGAAGGGTTAAGACCTATCGAAATTGAAGAACGTCAGTTCCAACCCGCTGTTCAACCCGCAGAACCAAAGGTAAGTCCTAAAACTAAACGGTGGCTGGATAACAACAGCGACTGGTTTGGTGCTGATGACGAAATGACTATGGCTGCTATGGGGCTTGACAAGCGCCTACAAAGAGAGTATGGTGCGGACTATATTGGTACAGATGATTACTTCAAGCGAATCGACAGTACCATGCGTAAAAGATTTCCTGAGTATTTCGATACTCAGAGCCAAGAGGAAGATGACGAGCCTCCGAAAAGGTCATCAGAACCGGCAGATGAGGAAACTCCCCGCCGTGCACAAAAACCAAGTTCTTCGCCAGTGGCTCCGGCCTCTCGAAGCACTCCGCCAAACCGTATAAAACTGAAGACGTCTCAAGTTGCGTTAGCCCGCAAACTCGGGATTACCCCAGAACAATACGCTAAACAGGTTGCATTACTTACACGAGGTGAATGATTATGGATAAAGCACAAAACAGATTGGGCCGCGAGTTGGAAAACCGCGCTACAACAAACCGTCAAATGGCTTGGCGTCCACCAGAGACTTTACCGTCTCCGGACCCACGTCCTGATGTAACACATCGCTGGGTAAGAACCAGCATGATGGGTGCCACTGATGCCGCAAACATTTCGTCTAAGCTGCGCGAAGGTTATGAACCCGTGAAAGCGGAGGACTATCCTGAGCTAATGATGCACGCTACTACCGAAGGTCGCTTTAAAGGCAACATTGAGGTAGGTGGGTTGATACTCTGTAGCATTCCAACTGAGTTCTTGAGGCAGCGTGAAAAGTATTACGCTGACCAAAACAAGGCTCAAATGGAGTCTGTAGATAACAACTTTATGAGGGACAACGATCCACGCATGTCGAAATTTTCCGAAAAATCGACAAAAGTTTCGTTTGGCTCTGGTTCTAAATAAACTTTTTCAAGGAGTCTTAAATGGCTTATCCAACGGTCTCGGCCCCCTACGGCCTAAAGCCCGTAAACTTGATTGGTGGTCAGGTATTTGCAGGTTCTACCCGCAATTTGCCTATCCAGTACGGCTACGCCACCAACATTTTTTACGGTGATTTCGTTTCAATCACACGCGGTTTTGTGACCCGTTTGGCAGTTACTGATGGCGGCACTGCTGCTACTGGTGCTGTTAACTACGGTCAAACCGGTATCTTCTTGGGCTGTTCGTTCACGAATCCCATCACCAAGCAAAAGCAGTTCCAGCAATTCTGGCCCGCTTCTACCTTGGCTGGAGACGCCGTCGCTATCGTGGTTGATGATCCTGACACCATCTTCCGATGCGCTGTTGTAACAACCCAAGGTGGTACTACCATCGGTTCTGCTGCTCCTTCAATGATCGGCTTGAACATGACCATCTCTAACTTGGCTGGTAACATCAACACTGGTAACTCGTCTAACGGCGTGTTGGCTAGTTCTGCTGCTACTACTGCTGCTTTGCCAGTGCGCGTCATTGACGTTGTACCTGACACCGCAGTTGCCTTAGGTACTGCTACTTGGTCTAGCGGAACAACTACTTTGACTTTGACAAACTCTAACTTCTCTGCACTCCCAGTGGGTACAGCAGTTGGTTTCTTGGCAGCTAACGGTCAATACGTTGGTAACGCAAACTGGGTTTCTACTGCTGCTGCCGCTAACGCGACTTCAGTTGTGGTTAACGCCCAATACGGTGTGGTAAACGCTGGCGGCGCTGCTGCTACGGCTACTGCAATCCCAGCAGGTTCTACTATGGTGTTTACTCAGTATCCCGAAGTTTTGGTAAAAATCAACTTTGGTTTCCATGAGTATTACAACGCCACTGGTACTTCTACCGCCTAAGGAGTAAATACAAATGGCTATTTCACGCGCACAACTACTTAAAGAACTCCTTCCCGGTCTGAACGCATTGTTCGGTCTCGAGTACGCCCGTTACGGCGAAGAGCACAAAGAAATCTACGAAACAGAGACTTCTGAGCGTTCTTTCGAAGAAGAAACTAAACTGTCTGGCTTCTCTGCCGCACCAGTCAAAAACGAAGGTTCAGCCATCGCTTATGACAATGCACAAGAGGCATGGACTACTCGCTACAACCACGAAACCATTGCTTTGGGTTTCTCAATCACTGAAGAAGCGATTGAAGATAACTTGTACGACAGCTTGTCTGCTCGTTACACCAAAGGTTTGGCTCG